CCTCCTTCTAAAAGTCACGCCTTGAGGCAGAGACCCGTTGGCGAAGTTCGCTACGAAAGACGGAGACCCCGCAGCAGCGTTGCCACCACGGGGAAGTCCAAGGCCGAAGCCAAAAGTCATGTCAGTAAATCCCGATTAGACTCGTTGCGGTAGTACCGGTAGACCAGACGCGCAGAACCTGCACGGGGATCACCGTACCTGCCAGAAGCCCGCTAAACGTCACCACGTCACCGTTAGCGGTCGTGACTTTCACAGCACCCGAACCTCCCACATACACGACAGCGACGTTCTGCAAGTTGGCAGAGTCGTTACCCGTGATGGAGAACGCTCCCGCAGGGTACTGCGGGAACGTCGGGCTAAAGTTAGTCTGTTTACCCATGACTAACTCCTATTACGGGCCAGTGAAGCTCGTCGGTACGTAAGTGCCGTCAGACTGGCGGACAAGGTATTCAATCAACAACGTACCAGAACCCGCACTGAGCGTAGCGCCGGTATACGTGATGATTGCGTCCGTCGAACCTACGTTCGCCCACAAAGCCGACATTGCCTGAGTGGACGGCGAGATAGTAAGGTTACCTGCCGTACCCGTCGTAATGGTCAAAGCACCAATCGACGTGCCGTTCAGAAGAACCGTAAACGTACCGGACGTACCGGACGTAAACGTAGTCGTACTTTGATACAAGACAATGCTTGTGATCAAGGAACCCGCCGGAAGAACAAACGCCTGACTGGCCGCAGCATCGTTATAAAGAACCGCTTTGGTTTGCCCAACCGAAGTAGTGCCTACGTTGCGAATCGTACCAACCGTCGTACCCGTGGTGTTCTTAACCGTACCGAGCAGCCACGGACCAAGATGAGTAGCTAATCCCATTTCAAAACTCCTTATGCACAAGTCGTCCCGTCATCGGTGCATCGTCACAGAGGCTGACGGGACTGAAAAATTAGTGGGGGGAGAGGTTACCCCCTCCCCCCGTTCGATCAGGTCGAACCAGCCGAACCGAACACGCCGAGCGGATCGCTCCAGCCGAAGCTGTAACGTTCGCGAGACTTGTATCGGACGTTGCCCGTGTCGAAGTCGCCGTCCATCGAATTGGCAAGCGGCGTACGGACAAAGTGCTTCAGACCATTCGGCACGTCAGTCAACAGGAACCAAGCGTTGCTGTCCGTGAGGAAGTGGTTGACCTTGTAGCCTTCCGGCACCGAACCCATCGCCTTGAGGGCGTTGATGTCGTTGTCAGTCGTGCCAACACGCAGTTCCGTGTCGAGCAGACGCTTGGAGACGAACATCAGTCCCGGCGGGACGATGAGCTTGCGGGGCTTGGCGGCAATGAGCAGACCACGCTCGTCGGTCCAAGCCGCAATCTGAATGACCGCCGCTTCAAGCGACGTTTCGTTCAGGTCAGCCTGAGTCGAGAAGGTATTGCTGTTGGTACCACCGTTGACGAGCGGGTGAGCCGTCGAGAACAACGAAACACCGTCACCGCCGACAAAGCCAGCGCTGAAGCCGTTGTTCAGGATACCCGCAGCCTTGACCTGCTTCGTGTATGCCATACCACGGGCCAGAGCCTTGGTGTAACGCTTCGACAGACTGTCGTACAGGTTGTCCTCAATCGCCTCTTCCGTCAGGGAGAAGCCGAGGGCGATGGTCTCGTGGTTGTAACGAGCGGTCCAAGCTTCCTGTGCGTTGTCGTACTGGATCGCCTGACCTTCGTTCTTGACCGGAGCCGCCGAGAAGCCCGAGAGCTTCGTCTCTTCTTCAAAGGAACGTTCCGAAGTCTCAACTTCAAAAAGTTCCTTGTGCTCCTCACCGTAGGAAGCGTACTCAAGACCGAACAGAGCGTTCAATCCGGGCAGGAGTTCCTTAAGGAGCTGTGCGCGTGAAATTGCCATTGTTTATTACTCCTTAAGCGCCAGTGGCCGAATAGTAACCGTGCGCACCAAACTGGATTTTGCACAGGACTTCCGGATACTGCGTGAACAGAATCGTGGAAGAAGCCGGAATAGCCGTGACACTGCCCGGAACCGCAATCGCCGCGTTGATCGTGATTGAGGTCGAACCCGCCGCGTAACCCGAAGCGTTGTTCACGTACGAACCCGTCTGGATGATCTGGCCGTTCGAGGCAAGATAAGCCACGTCCGTACCCGACACGATGGCGCTCGGGAGACCCGAACCCGTCAGCGTGATGGTCGTGGAGGACGAGCTACCCGTCGCAGTCACGACCGAAGCCGTATCGCGCACCACGTCAATGACACGGATCGGAAGCGTCGTGGTCACCGGAGTCGTGGTCGGAGCCAGAACACCGTTGTACGAGTCACCCGTGTTGACGTTACCGGCCAAGTCCGAGGCCACAAGGTTGGTGCCGATAGTACGCAGCGAAGCCGAGCCTACCGTGGTACCACCCTGCGTGGTAACCATGACCGTCTTGAAGATCGTATCCGGATCATCGCAGATGATAGCCGTCGCATCACCTGCCAGCGTACCGCTGGGCCAGTACTGCGAGAACAGACGCTGCTTGGTCGATGGGTTGGTGTAGTAGCAGCCGAGGAACACGCCAACGACCTGATTGAGGCCGGTGCCGTTCGTTACCGAGGCGCGGGTTACAAAACCAGATGCAAGAACAACGAAGTCACCATAAAAGATGTTCGTCGCGTAGCCGTACTGAATGGGGAGGTTGCGGGTTGAACCCGCGAACACCTGACCTCCAATCAGATTAACCGGCCTAAACCCGTAAGGGGCTGAGACAGTCGGATATGCCATTGAAAGCTCCTAAAAATTATTTGCCCTTGCCAAAAGAGACCTGCGATTTGCGCTCGGCAAAGAGCGGCATACGCTTGTCTTCCTGACGCAGGAACGAATTGTCGAGAGCCTCCACCTGAGCCTGTGCTTGGCGCTGATAATACTCATCGCGCTGTTTCATCAGGTCGGCGGGGGCTTTACAAAGAATAAGACCGCCAATCTCCACACAGTCCTTGTAGCGGCTGTTGGAGTTGAGATCTCCGTAATGCATGACCTCGGGAACTTCGGATGCCTTCACTGGCTCCCAGCCCTCACGACGCTTGGTTGACTCGTTTTTGGGGTCAGCCATGCCCATGGTGGAGATACGGATGTATCGGAAAACCCAACCGGGAACCGGATTGGGCATCGGGAGGGTATCGGGCGGACGCCAGCTCTCCATACGAGCAGCAGAAGTCCGGTTCTCAAGTTCACGATTTAGACGATTTTCAGCCATTGCTATTCTCCAGCTTCAGTACTTCACGGACGTACGCTTCGGGGGTAATACCCAACCGTTTGGCAATAGACGCCTGTGATGCCGTGATACGGACTTGTCGTGGCGCGGATGACCGCGTAGCTGGAGCAACGACTGTAGTTGCTCTGCGAGGAGGCGTTTCCTCCTTCGTCTGAGGTCGCTCTTCCTCGAAATATTCGGGGAATCGTCTCCTCATATTCTGGTCAATCTTCTGGTAGTACTCGTCGCTTGACGAGTCCACACCGGATCTAACCAAAGTCTCATGATAACCAAGCGCGAGGGCGGTCATCTCCCCGTTTGCCCCAAACCACGTATTCCGTTGCCGCCAAGCTTCCGCTTTGGGGTCGGGCCGTGATTGCGGCTGGACCTGTTGTGGTTGATGTTCTACCTGATTATCCGTCTCTTGTAAAGACGGCTGGTACCTTTCGACATCACGAAGTTTCAACTTGGCGTCTGTAAGGGCTTCCTGCGCAGCAAGAATCAAATCAGAGTCGCCTGATTCGTACGCTCGCTTGAGGCTGTCCTTGGCTGCGGAAACCTCAGACGTGGCTGATTTCGTAATCTCGGAGATAAATACTTTTTCACCAGAAGACAAACGCTTCTTAAGTGATTGATTTTCTTCGTGAATACGCTGGACAATGGCGAGGGCTTCTTCACGTTCCCGTGAGGCTCGCTCCTTCTCCCGACGTTCGTCATGCCAGACTTTTTTCATCTGGCTCAAGCGTTTCTTGACTTTCTCAGAATATTCTTCTAGATCGTCCTTTTCCAGCTCCTCTACCATATCTTTAGGCAGGGGCTGACGACCACGGTCTTCCGGCGGGGTATCGTCCACCACCTCGACCTTGAATTCATCTTCCATCAAATCCGGCTTTTCGTCCGGAAACTTGTATTCTTCCAAATCTTCCATTGCTCTCTCCTTTATGCGCGGCCAATGCCACGGGGGTCTTCGACCACAGCCTCTACGCTGTCGTCATTGATCAAACGCCATTCAGTACCGTGAATCTTGAGGCGCGTACCCGCGTAGGCGCGTACGACCACAAAATCGCCCTTCTGGCACCAAGGACCGGACGGGAACCGCTTCTCGTCTTTGTATGCGTCAGGGCCAAGGGCCGCGACGAACAAGACCACGGTTGTCTGCTCTTCGACCCGCATACTTTCGTCAGCCTTAGTATGCGGCTGTCCCCGAACGTATCTTCAATCTTGGGAACCATACAGAGCAGATGGAACCCGCTTGGCATGGGAATCTGCTTGGCCTTGCGGGCGGCAGTCTCCCTAGTTTCTTCGATATCAATATCAGCCATCGTCTTCCCCTCTCGTCAATCGATCCTCAACGTCACGGATGACACTTGTAGCGAAATTCAACCCTTGGATGACACCTACCAGACGGCGATACTCGTCAAAGGAAGATGCCCTTCCTTCAGCTAGAGATGCCATCGTCATATTCCGCATGTCGTCGATGTCTCTCAACATCAACCCCACTCCTGTCACCTCATTCATTCACCCTCCTTCTTTGCGCTCTTATGAGCGGTTTGCCTAGCCATAGCGACTTCGTGTCTGCGGGCGGCATCCTCCATATCGATGTCATGGATACGGTCGGAAGCTGCCTGATTGGTCTGGAGCGCATGATCTTCGGCTTGCATAGCCCGCTCGTGATCATGTTTCATCGTCGTCATGCCACCCTCGTGCATCTGACGCGTCTGCTCCTGCTCTTTCTGATGCGCGATATTAGTGTCATGTTTGTGCATGTTTGCGGCGTGCGTATCGGCTTGTGCTGCAAGCCTACCCAACATGTCCTGATACCGTAGCGTCGTATCGGTAGCATGCTTGCTTGTATCAAGATTAAGTCTGTCTGCATCACGGGCTGACGATGCGGCGAGCTTAGACTGCTCGATCTGAAGCATGAGCTGAAGCTCGGTTTTCTTGAGTTCAATCTCATCCGCCTTGGTGTGGGCGTCAATAAGATCCTTCTTGGCCTTGCGTTCCTGCTCCGCCTGTTGCATGGCCGCACTGATCTGCAACTCTTGCTGCTTGATCTGCGCTTCCATCTGAACTTCCTGCGCCTTTAGGTCAGCGAGCTGCTTCTTGATCTGGAGGTCCATCTGCTGCATCTGCACCAGCGGATCCTGTGCCTGTTGCTGTGCCTGTTGCTGCTGTGCTTCGGCCTGATCCTTCTGAAGCAACCGCCCCGCTGCAACGGCGGCAAGCTGAGACAACTGGACTTCGATTTCGGGCGGCAGATGACCGATCTCTTCATCCTCTCCGTCAAAGTCGGGCGGTGGCGGCAACGACGCCCCCAACTGCTTCTCAATCTCCTTGCGGTACTGGAACGCCACATGCTCCATCAAGTGAGCTGCTCCCGCCGCCATGATGGCGGGTGCCTGTGAGTTTAGACAGTCGGATATGCCATTGAAAGCTCCTAAAAATTATTTGCCCTTGCCAAAAGAGACCTGCGATT